CGGCGCGGGCGCCACCGCGGCCCGTGCCAGCCCCTCGGCTAGCGTCAGTCGCTTACCGGTCACAGGCGCGTCGTGAAGCACGTCACGCCTCCTCGGTCAGTTGCGCGAGCGCTGACGCGAGCCGACGACGCACATCGTGGCGCGTTCCCGCGAGCACGAACACGTCGTCAGCGGAGAACACGACACCCACCTCTTGATCGCACACAAGGTCAGGGTTGTCGTCCTCGGTCGCATCCTCCCCTGCGGTCGTCTGCCCGCGCGTGATGACGTCGACCGACGTCGCTCGCGCGTCGAACCATTCTGTGCCGTAACCCATCGCCCTGCCCTCCACTCATCTGTCAGCCGCGGGGTGCGGCTCACGTGCCCGTGCGCGGGATCGAACCGCGCGAGCCCCTACCAAGGGACGGGCCACCCACTACTGCCACGTGTGCGCTATCTCGGTACCCGTGCCGGCGGCGTGCGTGTCGTCGCTGTGCCCGATGGCACGCGTGCACGCGTAGGGGAGGACGTGACCAGCCCACGGACCCTGCGTGCAGACGTTCTCGCTCCGCTCACCGCAGATCGGCAGGCCCGTACTCACGCGTTCCGCGTGCGTCCAGTCGTTCACGACGATCTCCCACGCGCGACCCTGCGGCACGTACAGGCCGTCAGCCATGGGCACCCGCTCGGTGACGTCTTCAGACGTCTCGCGCGTCACATCAACGAACGTGCCCGCGCAGTCCCACCGGAGACCGCCGCCATTGCTGTCGGACGCATCGCCGTTGTCGACCATGGCCATGCTGCTCACCCTTCCTAGGATTCTCGTGAGACGTTGGGCCGCACCATCCGGTTTGTTCGCCGGTATCGCCGTTGCGCCTCTTGCACGCCGCTTTACGCGGCGGTTGCTTTGGTCAGCCTATAAGTGATCCGTTGCGCCTCTTGCGCCCGATGGGCTTACGCCGCGACCCCTGAACGAGTCCCTTACTGCCGTGACGTCCACTCTTCGTGCCATCACCGCCGCTTGGGTCCCTAACGGGCCGTTGTTGGGTGCTGCTTTGGTCAGATCACCGTGTGATGCGGTTGCGTCCCTGTTCTGTTGTGTTCCCAACACTACCCCCTTGGTACGCGCGCGCAACACGTGGACGCAAGTCAGTACAAAGTTGGTACAAAGCTACTCGGTACAGGGCGCGTGAGCAGCACTGCTGCTGTGCACGCATCGATGCGCGTCGGGTGCTCACATACGAGAGCACTGCTCTCTCTATGTAGGCGCACCCATGCATGGGTATGCGTATGGATGGATATATGCGCATACATGCTGCTCGGTGCGTGCACGCGCACCACTGGCGATAGTCGCGCAATTTGCGTGCATTCTGCCCTATGTGTCAACACACTGGTACAAACCACGTAGTAGTGTGCCCCCACCTGCACATATAAGGCATACCTAAGCCCTCCCTACCCTCCCTGTCAGCCTACCCGTGCAGACAGGCGCTTGTGAGCGCGCGTGCAGGTCAGGCAGGAGGGGGGGGAGGGTGCCATGCGTGCCGGCAGACTTGACCCGGGGATGCTTAACCTGAGCTTCTTCTATGGGGGGGTACTGTCCCCCTGTGAGTCCCGGTACGGGTCCATGACACGCCCGGACGCGTTGTAACTTGAGCTCAGTCTTGGGCGTGTCGTCGCAGGTCAGGACACCTATCTGTGGTCCGACGGTTTCTATATAGTGGAGAGACATTGAGGGAGCCCTCAGGCTCCCGAAGATGGCTCGACATGCCTGTACTGATGGCCGTGGGCGTTAGCCCCACGGCCTCAATCTCATGCCTGTACTGACGCGCACGCGCGAGGCGCGCTGCGCTCGAGGGGTCCGATCGGATCGCCTCGGCATCGAACTGACACCCTGGTGGGTTACCCGACAAGGCGCCGGGGGTGTCGGACCGGGGCCGCCTGTGGACGTGATGCGGTTCTCAAGACCGCCCCCACGGGTGGCCCCCCATCCCCTCGGACTGTATAACCCTTTGCGCACGCCCCGGAGTTGGGTGCGGCGGACCGCTGACACATCTCCAACGCGTGCGGAAGGGTTATGTCATGCCGGTGCTTGGCCAGGTGTCGATCGGTGAAGCGAAAAAGCGCGTGGTGGATGCGATCGCGCACGGCGTCCTGGTCGAGGATGCAATGGGTGCGGTGGGTCGCACGGTGCGCACGTACGAGGAGTGGCGCCGCAACGACAAAGAGTTTTCCGGCCAGGTGGACCGGGTGCGCGCGGCTCGCGCGTCCGCAAAGTCGCGCGGCATCGAGGAGGACAAATACACTCTCGACTTCGCCACCTGGCGTAAGGAATTCCTGGGGTACGACACCTACCCGCACCAGCAGCAGTGGATTGACGTGTTGGAAGGCCGCGACCCGGAGCCGATTGACGGGTGCGACTGGGATCGGCGCAACGGCGACCGGATCGTCATCAACGTGCCCCCGGGGCACTCCAAGTCGCAGACGGTCACCGTCGACTATGCGACGTACCGCATTTGCATGAACCCGAACGTGCGCATCCTGATCATCTCCAAGAAGCAGGAATTCGCGGCGTCGTTCCTGTACCAGATCAAGCAGCGGCTCACCTCCAACCTGTTCGCCAAGTTGCAGGCCACATACGCCCCCGACGGCGGGTTCAAGCCGGAGGTCGGCCGCGGTTCGTTCGGTGCCAACCGGATCTACGTGGCCGGGGTGGACCGCGACCAGAATGACCCCACCGTTGAGGCGCTCGGTCTGGGATCCACCATCTACGGGCACCGCGCCGATCTGGTGATCCTGGACGACGTGATCGTCCTGGACAACGCCCACCAGTACGAGCAGCAGATCCGCTGGATTGACTCGGAGGTGGACTCCCGCGTCCACGACGGCAAGATTCTGGTGGTCGGCACACGCCTGGCGTCCACTGACCTGTACTCAGAACTGCGCGCCGACGACCGCTACCTGTCCGGCCGGTCCCCTTGGTCATACCTGCGGCAACCGATGGTGCTCGAGTTCGCGGACGACCCGGCCGACTGGGTGACCCTGTGGTCCTGGTCGTCCACCCCATACGAGCCTGGCCAGAAGGCTGACCCGGTGACCGGCCTCTACGAGGTGTTCCCGGGCCCGCGGTGCGCGAAACTCCGCGGGGGCAAGCCGCCGGCTGTGTGGGCGCTGGTGTACCAGCAGCAGCAGGTGGCGGACGACGCCACGTTCCAGCCGGCGTGTGTGCAGGGTTCTGTGGAGCGCCGCCGCAAGCCTGGCCCGCTGACCGCCGGTGCATGGGGTTCCCCACGCAACGGCAAGGAGGGTATGTACACGATCGCCACCATGGATCCTGCCATGGCCGGCGATACGTTCACCCTGGTGGGCTGCGTGAACAAGGCCGACAAGAAGTGGTTCATCGAGAACGCGTGGGTGCAGACCCGCCCGTCCCCCCAGTACATCCGGGAGATCATCAAGCGGGTCACGGAGGAGTACGGGGTGCAGGAGTGGGTGATCGAGTCCAACGCGTTCCAGCTCTTCCTCACCCAGGACCCGGAGATCACCACGTACCTGGCGAGCCGCGGGGTGCGGCTGCTCCCTCACCACACGTCCCGCAACAAGGCTGACCCGGACTTCGGGGTGGCGTCGGTGTCGACCATGTTTGGGACCACCCACCGCATCAACGAGGGTGCCGGTCGCATGGTGCACAACGGCGACAACCTGCTGTCCCTGCCCGACCCGGACTACTCGAAGGGCATCAAGGCCCTCATCGAGCAGTTGCTCACATGGCGACCCGGGGTGCGTGGCAAGGATCTACGCCAGGACGGGCCGATGGCCCTGTGGTTCTTCTCGATCGCCGCCCGCCGGATCCTCGGCCAAGGCAAGGGCGGTTCGACGCAGCAGTTCCTGCAGTCACGGTTCACGTCCAGGGCGCGCTCGTCGCGCCGGATGGTCGTGCCCACCGCCAGTTACGACGACGCCCGGGAGGAGTGAACCGTGGATTCTGTGACCCAGGTGGATGTGGGCCTGTCGCAGCGAGTGGATGCCATCAAGGCCGGTTACGTCGACCGGGACCGCAGGGTTGCGGACGTCCGGGCAGTACGCAAGGGTGACTTCGACAAGATCGCCCCGGGCGCGTTCAACGAGGACTGGCCGCGTCCCATCGTGGCGAACATGGTCAACTCGATCGCTCAGCACGCCGCCGCAGCGTTGTCGCCGTTGCCCACCATCACCTGCTCGAGCCCCACCATGACATCAGACGCTGCCCGCGCCCGCGCGGACCGGCGGACGAAGATCGCCAACCACTACTACAAGAACTCAAACGTCCAGATGCAGCGGCAGACCGCCTGCGACCAGTTCTTCACGTACGGGCTCATGGTGGCGTCCATCGAACCCGACTGGGACGATCAGTTGCCTGCGGTCATCTATGAGGATTCGATCGGCTTCTACCCGGTGTGGGACCGCCGGGGCCGCACGGTGACGGTGGTGCGCGAGTTCACCCGGCGCGTGGTGGAGATGGAAGCGGAGTACCCGCACTTGGCGTCCACGCTGCACAAGTCGATCATCGGGGTGACCGGGAGCGGTGCGCAGGCGACCGTCCGGGTTATCAAGTACGACGACAAGAACCGCATCGTCATGTACGCGCCCGACCTGGGCGGCCTGGTGTTCACCGACATGCCCAACCCGCTGGGTAAGTGCACGTACGTGTGCACGAAGAAGCCGAACCTGGACGCCGAGCAGCAGGGCACGTTCGACGACCTGATCTGGGTGCAGATCGCCCGGCACTTCATGCAGATGTTGGCGATCGAGGCCGCGGCTGACGCGGTGGAGGCGCCCATCGTGGTGCCCAGCGACGTCGGGAACGTCCCGGTGGGGCCGGGTGCGATCATTCGCACCGACAACCCTGGCGGGGTAGGCCGGGTACGCCTGGATGTGCCCGCGCAGGTGTGGGCATCCATCGACCACTTGAAGCAGGAGATGCAGTACGGGGCCATCGCCCCGGAGGCACTGGGTGGTTCCATCGACGCTTCCGTGGTCACTGGCCGCGGCGTGCAGGAACTCATGGCCGGGTACTCCCAGCAGATCGCCATGTGCCAGGAGACGATCTCCCGGCATGACGAACAGGTGCTGGCGCTGTGCCTCGAGATGGACGAGAAGTTCTGGCCGGACTCCACCAAGTCAATCCGGGGCCGCATGAGCGGCGCCACGTACCAGCTCACGTACGTGCCGTCGAAGGATATCGCCGGGGACTACACGGTGGATGCCGTCTACGGCGGAGTGAAGGGCCTGGACCCGAACCGGGGTCTGGTGTGGCTGCTGCAGACCCTGGGCGGCGACATCGTGTCGAAGGACTACGTGCGACGCAACGCGGACGCGGACATCAACCCGACCGAGGAAGAGTCAAAGATCGCGCTCGAGAAGATGCGCGACACCCTGATCCAGGCGATGAGCGCGTACGGGCAGTCGATGCCGGCACTGGTCCAGCAGGGCCAGGACCCGTCGGAGATCGTGGCGAAGATCGTCCAGGTGACCCGCGGCCTGCAGAAGGGCCAGTCGTTCGAGGACATCTTGGAAAAGGTGTTCCCGCCGCCCCCACCGGCACCCGCACCAGGCGCACTGCCTGGAATGCCGGGCGACCCTGCGGCAGCGGCGGCACAGGCTGCTGCCGGTGGTGGCGCAACCGGCGGAGCCGACATGTTCTCACCGACGCCTGGCGCCCCGGCAACAGCCGGCCCTGGTGGTCGGCCCGACATGGCGACCCTGTTCGCGGGGCTGACCGGTGCCGGAAGACCGAACATGGCTGCCGGGGTTTCCCGGATGCAGCCGGCCGGCGGATAACCGAGGGGGTTGAGATGGACGACGAAGACGAAGACCAGGTTGAGGAACCACGGGTGCTCGCCGCAGCCCGCCTGGACTGGACAGACGCGCCCATCATCGTCTTTGGCCTGGTGGCCGACATCCTGGGCGCGTTCTCCCAGGCGGCTGTGACGGCACAGACCGTCCTGTCGATGCACTACAACTGGCGCGCATCGCGGCAGCGGTTTCGGGCTGACATCGACCGGGACATTGATGCTCTGACGAGGGGTGACCAGTGACCCAGGGAAACGGCCAGCACGGCGGCTACCGCCAGCCGAACTCCCCGGCGCAGACGTCCGGGCCCGGGAAGTTCGCCCGGCGCACCGACGGCCAGCCGAAGGTGGACCTGCCCAACGCCGGGTACGGCGAGAACGCGGCCTACCGGTCGATCCAGGCAGGCGCCCCCGTAGCGGGCGCACAGGGCATCCCGAATGCCGGCGGTGACCCACCCGACATTGCCGCTGGGTTGCAGTCCCTGGTGGGGCTGGACGCGCAGTCCACGAAACCGGGTGTCCCGGTGACAGACGGTGCCGCACTGGGCCCGGGCGCCGGGGCCGAGGCACTGGGTCTTCCGAGCGGTCCACAACAGGTCGACCAGGCGGACGCGCAGAGTCTGCGCCCCGCGCTCGAGGCGATGATCGCCGCGGCGAGCTCACCGAATGCCACACCGTCGTACCGGAACCTGGTTCGGACGGTCCTGCAGAACCTGCGCTGATTAAGGGGGCTTGATGTCTACCGTCTGGGATCGAGCCGGCGAAGCGTTCGCTCAGGGTGCCCCCACCGGCGCGTCGGTGAACATCGCGCAGGCCACCACCAACTCGATGCAGGCCGCGACCGCAGGCAAGTTGTTCGGGCAGGCGAAGTTGGCGCAGCCGGGCGCGGTCCAGCCCGCTACCCCCGTCGTCACCGAGGCCGCTCGCCAGGCACAGATGGAGACCGACTACACCAACGCGCTCTCAGCCGCACAAGCCGGGCCCGCCCCCACTGCCAGTGAGGCCGCGACCGCCCATAATGCGGTCGTGGCAGTAGCGACGCCTGTCGTGAACGTGCTCAACATGGCGAACTGGCCGTTCAAGACGCTGATGAACTACTACAAGGAAGACCTGCGCTTCCAGTCCAAATTGACTCAGGGATCCGGTTCGGACCTGCCGAGCGCGTGGTGGAGGCGGGCGCTGGGCGCCATGTACGCCATCCCCGGCGCGGGGATGCTGGACCCGGAGTTCCGGGCGATCGTGCGCGAGCCAAACAGTTCCAACGGTTCGGTCGGTCAGACGATCGAGCGTGGTGTCCGCGCCAAGGGCGACTTCTCCCTGCTGGACGATCCTGCGCGGGCGAAAGAAAAGGCCGACTTCTACGACTCCGCGAATATGCGGTTCACCACCGGCCTGTTCGACCTGGCGCTGAACATGACGGCCGACCCCATGATCCTCGCCGGCGCAGGGCTGTCGAAGGTCAAGACGGCGGCGAACACCATCAGGGACGCCGCGGACGTGGTGAAAATCGCGGACCGCACCATCACCACCGGCCTGTCCGGCAAGGTGTTGAAGGCCCGCGGCATGGATGACATGCTGGTGCGCGCCACGGAGCCGGGTGGGAGACTGACCGGTCCGGGCGCCGAGACTGCGCTGGCAAGGTCGAAGGTGTTGTCGCAGACGTCCGACGCGGGCCAGTTCGCGTACCTGATGGAACGTGCCAACGAGATGCCCGAGTTCGCCGGAGATGCCGCGGCGCGGGTCGGTTTCAAGCATGACTTGATTAACGCGGGCAGGGGCGACCAGGCGTCCCTCACGCGCGTGGGCGAACGGTCCAAGGTGCTGCAGGCCGAACTGTACGCGATGGGTGAGGACGTGTCGGGGGGTCGGTGGGCCAACCAGCTCGCCAAGCCGGACGTCAATATGGACTCCCTGTTCGCGGACATGCACTCCGACCCGTCGTGGTTGCGTCAGATGGAAGCGCACAAGGCGCTCATCGAGAAGGAGTACGAGGCCCTGCGCCGCGTGCACGCCATGGGTGACCTGGCAGACACGGGTCAGCAGGGCGTGGGCACCCTCAATAAGTTGACCGGTGGCGCTCGAGCGACCCAGCGGGACCTGATTCACCAGGTGAAGTATGTCCAGGCGGGGCGCTTCCTGGACCCGGTGCACATTATGACCGGCACGCACGTGCCGCAGACGGCACGCCTGTCCGCCGACGACTTCCCGGAGGTGTTCAGCGCCTGGCTGCGTCGTTCCGGCAGCGTGCTGGACAAGCCCACCAGGATGGACCTGCAGGACCGGATGTACACGACGCTCGCCCACGCCCCGTCCACGAAGACGGACCGCGGCGCGATCCTGCGCGAGGCCCTCGCCAAGGTGGAGGCGGGCCTGGCGGCGAAGCACGGCAAGGACCCGGAGCAGATTACCGCGCTCATGCGCACGGCCGCGCAGCGCCGCGGGTCCGAGTTGAAGGCTCTGGTGTCGCGCGTCTACCAGGCGCAACCCGGGGAGAGGGTCACGTTCCACACCGCGGACGGGTCGTTCGCTTTCGACGACGCCATGGCGGAGGAGATCAAGCGAGGCGAGTGGACGTTCACCGCCGAGCGCACCTCGAACGCGGCCGGTGCGACGAACATCGCTGCCGAGCACGCGGCCCGATATGCCCAGGAATTCCCGGGCGTACCGACCGGGGGTGTCGACCTGGCATTTCCGCACCTCAACAGGTTCGAGGCCGGACACCCTTTCGCCATCGCTGCGCGTCCGTCCGTGCGCCAGATTTGGGA